TTCTGGGCACACCGGTTCACCGGCAAAGAGCTAGAGCCACCTGTTCAGCTCGAGATGATCTGCACCATCCTCACCCAGTTCAATGTCTGCATCACGGGGTGTGACTACGGTGGTGGCTTCGATAGAAACGACCACCTCATTCGTGCCTTCGGCCCCAACAAGATCTTGAAGTACCAATACAACTCGAATCAGAAGAAGGGGAAGGTCTACTACGAGGAGCGTCTACGTCGCTTCGCCGTTCACCGCACCGAGGTGATGAGTGACCTCTTCAATGCCCTCACCCGCAAGCAGATCGACCTCCCTTCTTGGGACGAGTTCTATGAGCCGTACGGACAGGACATCCTCAACATCTTCAGCGAGTACAACAACACGAGACGCATGGTCGACTACCACCATGCCCTCGGCAAGACGGACGACACGTTCCATTCGATCTTGTACTGCTTCCTAGCCAGCATGTTGAAATACCCGAGGCCGGACATCATCTCTCCTCTGAAGGACGCAGTGGATGATGAGCCGAGGCGTAGACGAAGGTAGCTAAGAAGAAGCCCCGAAGGGCTGAGAGGGAGGGATGCCCCCTACACCTGTGTGTAGGGGGCAGCGGAGTGGGCCCAGGCCGCTAGGCCGAGTACCACTCCGAGAGGGATTTGAGAACGCGTAGGGAATCGGCGCCTGTGATGGCGCCTACACCCTCCAACAGCACGGCCACGGTCGTTGCTACGCCGACGCCGGCCATGATGACCGTCGTCTTCCCCTTCCATCCCCCGTCCCAGGTGGACGATACGAGCTCGCCGAAGCCTTCGAGCTTCGGCGAGGCCGACGTGGCGAGCTTTCCAATGAGGCGCTCGAACTTCTCGGGCCCCAACTCCTTTGACATCGCTTCGATCACCTTGTCATCGAGAATGAGGGCCTTGCCCGAGATCTGCCCCTTCAGCTCGTCGTGCGCCGCTTGGAGCGCAGCGAGCCGCTCCTCGACATTGTTCGCGGGGGATGTTGCCGTTTTCCGTAGAGCCATCTTTTTCTCCTGCGCAGAAGATTGTTTACCGACGGAAAATAGATATCCCGTGGCATTAATCTTATGGCAGAAGATCGTCCCGTTTTTCACTTGATCGTGGACTTGGGGAACTCAGCAGCGATGTAGCGGGTAAGAGAGTCGCTGGTCACCTCTAGATGGTAGAGACGTGACATCTTCCGTGGTCCGATGTCGGCGGCTCTGGATTCCGTGAACACGACGATCGCAATGCCGATACTTTTGCGTGCCTTGTCCAACAGACGATAGGCATGCTGCATGGGACCGCTGTGGGGGAAGGACTTCCTCTTCCGTAGTTCGCTCATGAACAAGCGGCACATGTCGTAGAAGGGACGCCAAGGCTCTACGTTCTGGGTGGGTCCGACGAGACGTTCGAGCTCCACCTCTGTGACCTGGATCAACACCTCTGCCCACTTGACCATGATGGCAGTCTCGACATCTCGGGTCTTCTTCATGTCCAGGTAGTGGCACACCTCTTCGTACAGAAACATGAGGTGCTCTGTGGGAGCATCTCTCAAGGAGGAAACATCCAGTCCGTTGACGTGCATCAAGAAGTCTATGTTCTTCTCGATACTGTGGAGCCGGATCTTGATGGTCTTGAGCAGGTCCCAAAGGTCTGCCGTCCCGAGCTTCCAGTCCTGGAGATTCTTCAGTGCTTCCAGGTCTGTCTTGCGGATCCACCATGCTCTTCCTTGTCCCTTGAACCTCCTAGCTCTGAGAACTCCCCCAGAGATGTACCGTTTGATGCTCCTCGTGCATTTGCCCAAGATCTTGGCTGCGTCCGGTACCTGGGCATATTCATCCAGGGTGGCTACCGGAACGATTTCTTGGTTGCTTCCCATCTGTCACCTCCGCATGCTACTTTCAAAGCTATCAAGTGGCCGTAACTGCGGCAAGATCCGTTGACGTTGTAGATCTACCCGCATACAATCCGCACAGAGGTCAGCAATGGCAAACACCACACACGATCAGGGCGCTCTCCCGCAAGGGTTGATCGAGCAGGCGAGAGCCAAGCCCATGGACCCGGGCCGGCTACAGTACCTCGGAAAGCAGGCGGCTGCCCTGTACTCTTCCAACGGTACTCCTCTCAGCGACGCTGTTGTGCAGGTCGTCGGCAGGGAAGACATCGGCCCGGAGCACACCAAGCGTGTGTGTGAGTTCGCCAACCAGGCAGCTTACCAGGGTGAGTGGGAGAAGGGCGGTTCCGTTCGGAACATCGAGTTCCAGGGTGGCCCCGCAGATCCCTCTTGGGTCTTGAAGGAGCTGAACGATGGATCGCGTCAGGATGCGGTCCGTACTTCCTCCGACTACGACTTCCCCGTCGAGAAGAGGGCTTCCGCCAATCGTGTAGAGGACGAGATCTTCTCTGGGTTCACAGGTCGGGAGTACCGCTCCGAAGTTCCGTCGTCCCTCGGTGAGCTGAATGCCATGCGCGAGACGATCAATGGGGCTGCCAGCCACGTCTTCTCGAAGGTGGCCGGTCTCGAGGTCACGAAAGAACACCTCGGCATCGAGCTCGCGGATGAGGTAAAGAAGCTGGTCCTGGATGGCACGGGCATGGACAAGATCGCGTCGATCTGGTCTGCCTTCACAGTGTCACCTGCCGCTACCAAGGAAGCCCTCCAGGTTGTGGCAGACAAGCTGGTCACGGACAAGGTGGCTAGCTACCAACAGATCAAAGACGATCTGACCAAGACCGCCGCCTCCCGTGTTCCTAATCCAGCACACCCCATCGTATCCAGGTTCATCGAGTTCTCCAAGGTGGCAGCGGAGATCAAGAAACTGCGACGGGCCGTGGAGGTCTTGGACGAGAACAAGTCCAAGGTAGCCTCTGCCATGAAGAGTCACCTCGAGCAAGCTGGAGTTGGACGATGAGCCGAGCTCTACAGGTAGCCTTTCTTCTCTTGCGCAGCACCGAGAAGACTGCTGGTGTGGGACAGGGGATCTACGCCGCTGGTAAGGGATTCCTCGGTTCTGGGAAGCACATCTCCAACGTGATGGCTCAGAATGGCGTTCAGAGTCCTACCGCTCACTTCGTCGCCAAGGCCGCTCCGTATGCTGCCACAGCATACGGTGGAGTGAAGGCAAAGGAGGGCATCGAGAACTCCGAGACCTACCAAAAACTCAAGTACCGCATGGCTGTTCGTGCTCAGCGCAAAGCCATGGAAGCACAGCAAAGGGGCGAGTACTGATGAAGTCCACTAACATGGGGTTCGAGATCTTGCGTACCGCCATCGAGAAGAACGCGGGGTTCTGGCAGGGGTTCAAGAGTTCCATGACTGGAAAGAACATCGGTCATTCTCTTGGTTCTGGCATGACCGAGGGTATCGCCTCTGCTGCTATGGCCAGTATTGGTGAGGCGGTGGGTAGTGGGATCACCGCGTTGTCGGACAAGGTACGTAAACCCATGGCCTTCAAAGCCATGGTTGAGGCGAACCCCAGTCTTGGGAAAATGGATCAAAAGGCTGTGCAGATGACCTTCAACACGCTGCACAACCTCAACCCACAGCTCGCCAGAGATCCACTTATCGCTGCTTCGTTCGTGGCTCGGTCCATCACTCGAGCAGACATGGGTGGGCAGGAACGATCCTTCGTCGATATTCAGACGGCCAAAGATCTCCAGCGCGGTGGTCAAGATCAGTATCGCCCAGTCCGTGATTCGTTCAGATCGGGGCGTCCCCGTCTCCCAGAAACTCCAGAAACTCCTCGTCCCATGCCTCCCGGTAAGGACTATCAGTCGGAGAGCAAACTGGAGCGGTACAAAGCACAACTGCGTAGTAGTCGGAGCCCGAGCAGAGTAAAGTCACCGTTCTGATGATCAAGCTGTGCCAATTCCCTGCCATAGACACGCAGGGAAATCAGATCATCGAGGTGTTCAACCACCCGGACCAGTTCCACCATTCCTACATGGACAAGGTGGCGGCTCCGTTCCTTCCTCGAGTTCGGGAGTACATTGATCGATTGGTACCAGATAGCAGATCGATCTACGCTCTGGTGAATGCCCTCGGTGCCTACGAGTACTGGAGCTCGAATATCAACGGAGATGCCTTCGAAGAAGAAATGCTCATCCACCGAGGTCCCGTTTGGGGCTACGAGACCTTCGAGCACTACGCCCGCCCGTTCATGCACCACTGTTTTCGAGCCGGAACAGAGGTGGTGATGGGCGACCGTACGCGAAAGCCCATTGCTTTAGTTAAGCAGGGCGAGTTGGTAGAAACAAGGCTTGGACCAAGACCGGTTAAGCGAGCCATGGCTCGTCCCTACAACGGCCCTGGAGTACGTCTGTCCCTAGCGGGAGTGGCGGAAGATCTCGAGGGTAGTTGGGACCACCCGGTTTTCGTTTTTCAGCGCGATAGGATCCACTGCTCCCACAAGTACTCTAGGCTCCGACCAGGTCAGAAACATTTCGAGGAATATCCGTCTTGTCTCTCAGAGGTCGGTCCATCCCCTGAAGAGATTCCTCTCGGAGAGGTACTGCCGGGAGACTACATGGTCTTCCCTCGTCCAAAGCTGGGAGGAGAACGGGTCTCGGACAAGTTTGCGGAACTTGTTGGTTGGGCTGCTTCCGAGGGGTACTGTGCCGGCCAACGCGGCATGATCCAGTTTACGTTCTGCGAGTTCAACTACGAGGATATCAAGTCTGTCAACGACTGTTTGGTGTCCAATGGGTTGCACGTTACCAGAACAGATCTCCCAGACAAAGAGCGGGTGGTATTATCGTCTTGGTCGGTGGAGTTATGGGACAAGCTCCAGGAGTACGTGGTCGGGACCAAGTCTGAGAAGCATCTGACTGGAAAGGTACTGACCTGGGACGAGCGTGCGTTGGAGTTTTTGCTTGGCGCGTACGTTGACGGAGATGGGCATGTCCCAATTCGAGGAAAGAACGAAGGGCAACTAAGGATCCGATCCTCTTCTACGCAGATGCTGCACATCCTATCGGATGTGATGCGTGCATTCTGTGTACCTACCACAGTTCAGTGGGACCAGAAACCTGGGTACAGAACATTCCCACACGGGGAGACATACTGGTGTGCAGGTAGTGGTACGGTAACCGTGACCCCTCAGTTCTCACCGGAGATCACACGACGTTCCAGAAAACATCACGTCAAGGACGTGCAGTCTTTCAGACCGAGGACCGTCGTGGGTGACTTTTTCTTGGTGCGTGTCATCGGGAGAGAGGACACGGTACTCAATGAAGATCTGTACAACCTCGAGGTGGAAGGGAAGCCGGAGTACATAGCTGGGGAGGCCCTGGTACATAACTGCAACAAGGGACCAAACGCTCGAGCGTTTGGTTCTGTAGAGCTCGCTGCATGGCATCCCCAGATGAAGCGGGTCGAGCTCGTTGTACGGCTGGACAGAGAAGAGGCAATCAAGGTCAACGCCACCCGAGTCATCGACAAGATCGACCATGGTGAGCTACCCGAGACCTCCATGGGGTGCTTCCCAGCAGGTACTCTGGTAACAATGGCGGACTGGACCAAAAAACCGATCGAGGAAGTTCAGGTGGGTGACATGGTTATCACCCACAGGGGAAGGGCCAGAAAAGTCACAGAGGTCCACAAGAGAAAGTACTCTGGAGACCTCTACTCCGTGAAGCCCGAAGGTGGGCGGATTCTTAGACCTACTCGTCAGCATCCGTTCTTCACGGAAACGGAAAGCGTTGTTCGGCCAAAAGATCACAAGGCGTGCCCTCAATGGGACCGAGGCGCGTCCCTTCACCCGGAGTGGGTGGAGGCCAGAAATCTCCGAGATCAGTTTCTCTTGTCCCCCGTTCCAGACGTCGATGATCCGGTCGAATACGACGTGAATATGGTCCGTCTACTGGGATTCTATCTCGCGGAGGGATACCCACTTTGGAACAAGAATGGCGCTGCTTGTGGCATCTGTCTCTGTACTGAATGGAACGATCCCATCCACGATGAGATAGATGAGGTGTGCGCTGCCCTTGGTCTGCCAGAACCTTGGGCGTTCTCTCAAGAGGAAAGGTCCGGAGTCTACATCCACATCTTCAGCTCGAAGGTGGCTGAGTTCTGCGTCACCCATGCAGGAAGGGGCGCATCAGCTAAGAAGCTGTCCCCAGAAATGCTGAGGCTGAAATCCGAGTTAGTGCTCGAGCTACTAGGAAAGTATGGCACTGGCGACGGATGTTTTAGCTCCGAGTGCTTGTCCTTCTCGACGTCTTCTGAAGATCTCGCTTGGCAGCTAGCGGGCCTTCTACCGCGTATCGGCGTCGTCCCGTCGGTACAGTGTGTGACACACAAGGCTGGAGGTGGGTTCAACAACCACGACACGTATGAGTGGATCGTCCACATCGGCAAGTCACAAGCCGGAGTGTTCAAGAAGACGTGTTCTAAGATCGGTGAGATTGACCTGATCAAGCCCAGGTTTCCCCGAGCAGTCATTGATGGGTACGTAGTGTCTCCCATTCGTGAAGTCTCCAGGCTGTACGTCGAGACAGATGTGTTCAACCTGGAGGTGGAGGAGGACGAGAGCTACCTGGCGGAAGGCCAGTCCGTTCACAACTGCAAGGTCCCCTACGATCTGTGTTCCATCACGACCGACTGGGAGCTGTATCGGAAAGCTCTCGCCACCTACGACCCCAAAGTCCATCGTCATCCAGGCGTCGCTGCACTCATCTACCATAAGACGGTGAAGCCCATTCGTGGGCTATCCATCACGAGGAACGACTACAGCGAGTACGCCAAGAACAAGATGAACCAGATCTTACCGGATGGCCGGAAGGTCTTTGTGTACAATCCGTTCCCCCGCTTCTTCGACATCAGCTTCGTATTCATCGGAGCAGAGAAGACGTCGAAGATGATGGCGAAGCTGGCAAGCAAGTCCATGATCGTAGTTCCCTCGAGCTACGTTGCGGAGGCATGCGGGCATGGTGATTCATCTTGTGACTTCGAGCAGCCGATGACTCATAAGGAGTTCTCAGGGGTGGAGAAAGTCGCCGGGGCTTTCTCTCTGCGGGCCAAGCTCCAGGAGATCCGTGAGAAAAAGGCTTCCCAACAGAAGCGAGCTGAGATTACAAAGGACATTGTGCCATCTCAGTTTATGAACAAAGCCGTGCCGCTCCTGGAAAAGTCGGAGCCCAGCCTGTCCAACGACACGCTGGATCGCATGGGAGAATGCCCTCTGCGTGAGTCGCTGTCGACTCCGACCATGATGGGCATCACGCTGAAGCCGCGCGAGTTCCAGCGCATCACCTTGGTTCGCCTTGGTAAGAAGGACCTGGCTGACGATCTGGATCGACGTGGAGAGGTATTTGGTCATTCGGATGAGGTGGACAAGTCCGTATCCATGGGTGGTGAGTTCATCAGCAAAGTGCTTGCCTCTCTGCTGAAGGACTCAGTGTCAGAGCGGAGCGCGTTTGGTCCTCCTCTACGCCGTCGTATGATCAGGATCACCATCTCCCAGATGCCGGAAGCGGAACCGGAGCCGAGAGAAGTTCAAGATGAGTTGCTTGACAAGGTTTCGGCTGCTTATAATGGGTACCGCGAACTAGCGATCGAGAAGATCGCTAGTTTGTCCGAGGAGCTGAGTAGGTTCCCGGACGTTCAAGCAGAGATCTACGGTGTGGATTTGGAAGACGTGTTCGTAGAGAAGACTAAGCTCGCAAAGATCGATCCAGGTCTATTGCTGGGAGCGGTCCCCGCTACGTACTTGGCTTCTGCGTTGGCACGGATGAAGATGCGTCGGAACGTGGCTCGAGGGGAAACGACTGGTCTCCTCATGCAGATGCTCGCTGACCATCCCAACATTGCTGCGACAGCAGTTGGTCTGGGCGCGTTGAAAGCATCTGGATCTGACGTTCCAGAGAAGCTACTCAAGACAGTTTGGACGGCAGGTAAGCGCCTAGCCGGACTCGGGTGATCGAGAGGGGCTTAGTACCTCGAAGACCTCGTCACCGAAGGAAAAGTAACGAACCTCTGATCCCGAAAGAGAGAAAAGAATCATGGACGACTTTTTGGCAGAACTGTATGGAACCACCGAGACGATCAACGCTGGCGGCGAAGACCTGGAGAAGCAGGCTGCGGCAGAGTTCCTCGTCAAGATGGCTCAGGACGAGGGCATCGATCTCAACCAGCTCAGCGACGACGAAGTCGGGGCGCTGTTGTATGAGGTCGAGAAATCGGCCGCCGCTGGCGAGTTCGGCGGGTATGCCGTCGAGGACGAAGCGCAGGAGAAGCTGGCCGAGGCCGACTTCCTGGGCCGCGCGATGGCGCATGCCTACGTGAACGAGCTCAGCGAGATCGAGAAGCAGGCTCTCGACATCAAGGGCGGCGCCAAGAGGGCTGTCGGCTGGGTCGGTGACAAGCTTCAGGCCCTCGGTGGTCGCGTTGCTCGCGTGAGTGGTGCGGCCAGTCGGAACATCCAGGGCGCGGGGAAGAAGGCATACGAAGGTCAACTGGCTTCTCGTGCTGAAGGTCTGGGTGGCATGGACAAGGTCCGGAGGGCCATGCACGCGCTGAAGCAGCCGAATGCTGGTGGTCTGAAGAAGCGTGACGCCCGCATCGCTCGCGCTCTCCGTAGTGAGGCGACGGCGGCCGGCGGCAAGGCCATGGCCAGTCGGCAGAAGCTCATCGGTGGCGCAACCGCTGGTGGTGCGGTTGCTCTGACTGGTGGTGCTGGCTATGGGGGGTACAAGGCTCTCGGCGGTGGAAGCGAGAAGAAGTCCTACAACGAGGCCATCGAAGAGGCGGCTTCGGAGCGGGCTCTCGAGATGCTGGCCGAGGCTGGCTATGACGTCGAGAAGGTGGCGGAGGCGGATGTCGAAACCCGCGCCCTCCAGATCCTCGAGGCGTCCGGCTATCCGGTCAACTGGTCGTAGGTAGTTCCCATCACCGCTCCGGGCCATGTAGAATGGCCCGGAGCGGTGACTTGGTTGTGGACTCGTAATGGAACACATGATCGCTTCTTTCTTGGATGAGCTGGAGAAGATCGCTGAAGAAGCGATAAGTGCTCCTGCGACCCCAACACCAGCCAAGTCTGGTGAAGTGAAGATGCCCATGTCTCCCCCACGGTTCCAGAACCAAGCCACCAACGGTGGTAGCAGAGTAAACGTGGAGGCACCCGGAACGGACTTGAGTGTCACCATGTCACAGAAGACAATCACTCCACCCCCGATTCGGATGTGAGAAGGAGAACGACGATGCGGATGACCTTGCAGGAAATGGTCTCGGGCGCGATCGAAGAGGCCACCGAGCGAGAGAAGTTGGCCGCCGAAGATCCCATGCCCGGTGGCGAGAAGTGCCCCGAGTGCGAGAACTCCAAGGCGGACTGCAAGTGTCCTCCGAAGGGTGCGGCCGAGACCAAAGAGAAGGACAGCGCGGGTTGCTCGAGCAAGACCGCTTCCATCTCCACCAGCCTGGTGGAAAAGGTGGCCCAAGCTGTTCGCTTCATCGGTGAAAACCTCGACGCCATCGACTGGGCAAAGGTCGCTGCCGAGGGTGAAGGCCCCGGTACCGGCGCTGGATCTCTCCTGGAGACCACGCTGAAGACGCCAACGACGGGTGCGCAGTCGTATCAGACGGGGCAGGCGTCAAACAACCAGCCCCCGATGAACCCCGGCACGGACAAGACCACCAAGGCGGACGGCAACACCAATCCGGTGACCAGTCTCGAGACCGACATGAACGCGGTCCCCGGCGGCACCGGCATGCAGCCCACGCTCGATGAGCCAGGAAACCTGACCGTCGACAAGGCCGCTAGCATCCGCATGGTTCGCCGTCTGTACAAGCAGGCGGAAGAGGGCGGCACGTCGATCAGCGCCAGTTCGGAGCCCATCGATCCTCCCAGCGCGAGTGGCTCGGAAGATAGTGTTCCGAAGCAGCCCGGTGCGTTCGAGAAGCAGCGCAGCATGATCGGCTCGAACGACTCTGCGATCAACTACGACAAGGGACAGGCGAAGGCGGAGCCCAAAGCACGGATGGGTGAGGTTCTTTCCGAACCAGCTCAGAAGAAGTCAACGGACCCGGTCCTTCAAAACAACCTGACTGCGGCTTCCAGTGCCGGCGTGAAGATCTCGTCGGTTCAGGCGGCTGCCGCTAGGAGTTACCTGCGCAAGATTGCGCAGGCCGAGGAAGACCCCAACGCTTCCCCGGAGGACAAGGAAAAGGCCAAGAAGCTGAAGGAAGCACTGGCCAAGCAGAACGGTGAGGGTGACAAGGAGAAGGCCAGCATGGGCATGGGATCTCCTTCGGCACCCATGGGTACCACTCAGACTGGTGGGATGCTGTAGGCCCACGGCCTGAAGGAGAAGACATGGAAAAGATCAGCTCTCAGAAAGTGGCTTCGGTCCTCTCCACGGTGCCTGGCATGCTCAGGACCCTGGCAAGCGAGCGTGACGAGCTTCTCGAAAAGAATGCTCAACTCGATCGTCAGGTGCAGGAGTACCGCCGCCGTGACCGGGTGAACCAGGTCGCCAAGACCGCAGAGGCGAAAGGCATCGACTCCTTGGGTGAAAGCTACGAGGAGAAGGTGGCTTCGATCGAGGCGGCCATGAGCAAGGGGAAATCCCTGGACGTCATGGAAGAGGCTATCAAGATGAGTTCTCCGCGTGGAGATCTCGCTGGCCTCAGCGGCGATGAGCTGGAAGGTGGCTCGGGCGGAACTCAGCTCGAGGCGTACCTGCTCGGAGAACTGCACCGCTAGACGTGACTCGAAGATTCTTGGCTCGGAAACCAGTTTGTTGACTCAGAAGGAAGGAAAGTAACCATGGCAGCGAACTTGACGCTGGTCAGCGCCGTAGAAGGGCTGAACCGCAAAGATCTCCCGCTGGCCGATCGGACCCTCACGCATCCGTCCAACGCGAACCCGCTCGTCGAAGGCGAGTGGCTCGAGTATGACGGGAACAAGAAGGCCATCCGTTCCGGCGGCGCCGCTCTCTCTTGGGTCGTGTGGGCCGAAAAGGGCCGCAGCGACATCCAGGCTCTCGGCAAGGTCCCTGTCTTGTACATGGGCGCCTACGAAGCCGATACCCTCGTCTTCACCGCCACCAGCCTCGCGCTGGGATCTCCCCTGAAGGTCGACAACGTCACCTTCGAGTCCCTCACCCGGTCGGGCTTGGTGCTCCACGCGGGTGGTAGCGACCTCGTGGTTGGCTACGTAACCCGGCTTCCGGCTGTCAATGGCCAGAAGCTTCGCTTCATCCAGACGCTGGTCTAGGCACCAGGGAAAGAAGGAAGGCAAACATGTCGACTCCCGCACGTGTTCTGACCGAGCTCTTCGCTCAGCGTCTGGATACCAACGAAGGCAAAGAAAAGATCGCCGAGTACGGCGGCAACTACGTTCGTGATCGTCTGCGCGAGGTCAGCTTCGCCCGGAAGATCGTACCGCCCGATCCGGTGACCCGCACCGACTGTCAGCGTTCGACGAACCACGACACGCTCGTCAAGATCGTGGACGTCGAGCCGCGCAGCCGCGCCATGGCCATGAGTTTCCGTGGTCAGCCCAGCGCCAACTTCATCTCCGCCCCCCGCGCCGAGATCCCCTTCTTCACCATCAGCTCGGAGAAGTTCGAGAAGGTGGAGCAGGAGCTCCTGGCCTACGAGATGCCCATCACGAAGGTGATCGAGGACAACTCGGTCAAGGACATCCAGGAGATCGAGGACCGCGAGTTCCTCATCCACATCGAAGCCGCTGTCCAGGCCCTCCAGGCCGAGGCCAATGGCGTCGGTACGGCTCCTGCCCTCAACGCCACGGCGCTCCAGGGCGGCTCGCCTCCGGTGGAGTTCTCGGTTCGTAAGGGTGAGCTCGCTCGCGCTTCAACCACGGACACCTCGGTTCCGCTGCCCCTCCAGCGTCCCGACGTCGTCAACCTCTACAAGCTGCTCGACGGCAACCGTCTCCGCGCGGAGATGACCCTCATCACCGAGGTGGACTTCGACGATCTCCTTCAGTGGACCGTCGAGGACTTCGGTGACAAGGTGCAGTCGGAGACGGCGATCGACGGCTACAAGTACAACACCCTCCTGGGTCGTTCGTACTGCCGCACGATCAAGACCGACCTGCTTCGTCCAGGCAACCTCTACACGTTCACCAAGCCGGAGTTCTTCGGCAAGTTCTACGTGTTGAACAACACCAAGTTCTACATCGACAAGATCGCGAACTTGATCACCTGGCAGTCCTGGGAGGACATCGCCATCGGCATCATCAACATCGCGGCGGTCCGCAAGCTCGAGCTCTACTCGGGTGACGCCACGATCAACGACACCGACAGCGTCCTCTCCTCGGTTTCCCCGATGGACGAGGAAGACCTCGGCGCCGTCAACAACAAGGTCGCGGAAGGTCTGCACTACCCGCAGGTCGAGTCCTTCTAGGACGCCGCCTCCTCGTTCCTTTCCCCTCGGGAGGGGGGCACCACGCCCCCCTCCCTTCTCCAGCTACCGGATGGTCGTGCCCGCGATCCCCTGGCTGGAGAAAAAGCTGCTTCTCTGAAGAGCGAGCCATCGGTACGATGGTTCTTACTGGAGGATTTCCATGGCAAACCAGGACAAGACCCAAGAGATCAAAGACGCTCCGGAGAAGGAGCCCCTCGGCATCATCAACATCGAGGCTATCCGCAAGCTCGAGCTCTACTCGGATGAGCCCCGCTTCATCATCACCAACGTGGTACGCCGAGTCGAGACACGTCTTCGTCGAGCCGCTGCTCCGGGACGTCTGCGGTTCAAGCAGTACGTCTGTGGCAAGCGTTTGCTGCGCAAGCAGTCCATCTCTGTCACCCGCGCCGAGATGGAGGAGTACAAGGACCAGCTCGAGAAGTTGGTCAGGGCGGGCGCCATCAAGATCCTCACTCCAGAGGGTGTAACCATCGGCGTCGATCACATCGGCAACATGACGCAGCGCAAGGGGCAGGAAGTCCGCGCCGAAGCCCCAAAAGACGGGGCTCCCAAGAAGGTCGAAACCCCGGAGCCCCCCAAAGACGAAGAGGTCGAAGCCGATGCCCCAGCAGAGGATGTTCCTCCTGCCAACGTCCCTATCGAACCCGATGACTTGACGGAGATCTCCAATGTGGGTGGTGGCCGGGCCAAGAAGCTTGTGGCCAACGGCATTGACACCTTCGCGAAGTTGTCGGAGATGAATCCTGGTAAGCTCGCTGGGCTGTTGAATGTGACCGAAGACATGGCCAACGAGATCATCGAATCGGCCTTCGAGAAGGTCGGCTGATGAAGGTCAAGAACACAGGAAAGAAGGGCATCGACATCGGGAGGACTCATCTGTCCCCCGGACAGGTCGTGGATGTCCGGGACGATCTTCTCTTCAAGCCCCGTCAGCAAAGGCTGAAGAACGAGGGAGTCCTGGCTTTCCCCTTCGTCGAAAGTCTTCCACCCGAGAAGATCATCGCCCTCAGTGACCAGACTCCTGTGGAGGTGCTACCCGATGACCAGGACAAAAAAGTGTCCGTTCTCATCGGCGACGACATTCCGTTGGAGATGACAGTGGGGGCAGCAGTGGAGGCAGAGCCCATCGAGGAGCTCTCCGAGTCTGATACCAAGTTCGTGGACAAAAAGTCCAGGGGCAAGGGGAAGCGCAATGGCTGAGCTCCAAGGTCTAGGTGGAGTTGTCGGTTTATCCGATCAGTTCAACGGCTTCATTCAGATGATGCGGTTGTGGACGAGAGATCATCCTCAGTTGAACCGTATCATCCGTGGAGAGGAAACCAGCAATAGGTTGATCGCCTGGGCTGTGTTGGACTTCTTATCGGACTTCAACCAGACACCACCTCCCTTGGGACAGTTCTCGCTCGAGCAGCTCTTGGACCTTGGATACTCGAACCTGTGCCGGTACGGTACGTCCATCGCCATGATGGAGTCAGTTGGGATGTTGCAGACCCGCAACCAGCTCAACTTCTCTGACGGCGGTATCAGCGTCGGTGTTTCTGACAAGAGCCCCCAGATTCAATCTTGGATCGGTATGTTCCGAAACAAGTACGAGCAAGACAAGTTGAAGATCAAGGTCTCCTTGAACATTGCTCAGATCCTCGGAGAAGAGGGGGCTCACTCCGAGTACTACTTCATCAACGGTTTCTACGGGTCGATGTTCCAGTAGGGAGGAACCATGCTCTACGTAAAAGAATTTCCGTCGCGGCAAGAACTCGAGTGGTTCCTACAAGGCAAGATCTTGGGCAGCAAGATCTTCAAGGCGTTGGATAAGATCAACGTCAGGAACAAGACCATCGTTCTCACGACCCCTGCGGTCACCATCACGTTCCCTAACACTGTACCGTTCGAGTCTGTGACTCCAGCGGAGATCGTGGCAGAGGCGGAGAGCCAGTCCTCGGGAAGTCTTCAGACCGTGAAGCCACCTGGTGGCCCCGCCGACAACGTCATGTTCGCCTTCCTTACGGATGGAAACGTGTGTGCAAGCGGTACTGCTCTGGCGGTCCTTGGTCTCTCTGCTGGGACAGTCGGTGGGGCTGCTGTAGCTCTAGCCGACGTGATGGAAGTACTCATCACTGCCTCCAACCAGTATGGCCTGGTCTACGACGCCTAGAGGAGATGACGATGAAGGACGAACTAGAAAAACTCTTGAACCCAGATCAAGAGATCCCTCTTGGTGCTGCCACGGCCTTCTTGCACGTGACCAAGATGGCCACGGTGGAAGAGAAGAAGTTGAGCCCGGTTCAAGATGCCAAGGTGAAGGGTGCCTTGTCTGGTATCCGCAGTGCCGTGGCTGGAGATATCGGGCACGCGGCTCGTTTCGAGCGCACCAAGGGAGAGCGGATCGGGAAGAACGTGGGTACGGCTGCTGGCGCTACCGCTGGGTACCTGGCGGGTAGAGCCGCAAAGAAGGGTGGATGGAAGAGCCGAGCTGCCGGTACGGCCATCGGTGCAATCCTTGGAAGAGGAGTTGGCAAAGACATTGGAGAGGCTTCCGATGCGGCCAAGATCGTCAAGAAGTACACCCCCAAGACCAAGACTTCGTCAATCGACTACGCTCGTGCCTTGTGGAAGATGGCGCAGGGCGAGCCCATGTCGGAGGCGATGGACGGTTCGAACGGGGTTGCTCAGTCCGATGCCGCTGTCGAGCCCGGTATGATCGTGGAGCCTGCTCCTCCCAATTCCCCTGGGAAACTCATGCCCGCTCCTACGCCAGAAGATATGGAGAGGATGCAGGCGGAGGAGCAGTTGGCTCTGGAAGCACAAGCTGACGAGGCTGCCGAGCAGAACGCTGCTGCCTACTACAAGCAGATGTCAGACGAGCTTGGTGCCTTGGTGCAGCAGCTCCAAGGGCAGGTTCAAGAGGCTGGTATGGCTGCGCAGCAGGCGGGGGAGCAGAACCAGATGCTCCAGCAGCAGACCGACATGGCTACGCAACAGAGTGCAGAGCAGGCACAGCAGGCGGCTCAGCAGAACCAGCAGCTCTCCTCCCAGCTCGAGCAGGCGACTCAAGAGACGATGGCGGCCAAGGACAACATCATGCAGATGCGTCAGGCCATGCAGTCGTACCGAGAGAACCTGCAACAGCTAGCTCTCACAGATCCGGCTGCTCTCGCAGGTCCTTCTCCCGAAGAGCAGGGTATGGCACAGCAGCCTTCCCAAGCTGAACAAGTAGCGGAGATGGGAGGAGACCAGAAAGCCATCACGGAGGCCCAGCAGGCCGATCAGGCTACTCAGGAAGCTCAGACTCAGCAACAGCAGGCAGAGCAAGAAGCCGCAATGACAGCTGCGAAGCAGCAAGCTGCCGAAGAACAAGCGGCGGCTCAAGAGGAACAGGCTGCCGCAGCTCAAGGCGTACCCAAGACGGCTGGCATCAAGAGTCGCCTCATCGGAGCCGGTGTGGGGGCTGGTCTTGGAGCAGGCATCCAGAGTGTCTCCGATATGCGGAACTCCACGACAGGAGAGTCTGCCAAGGAATCATATCTTCGAAGCAAGTTGCGGGGCCTGGAGAAAGACAAGAAAAAGGGAGCCCTTGGTAAGCACGAGACGACGATCACTCGCGCTCTCTATGAAACGGCGAAAACGAATCGTGAACACCCGCGTTCTGCTGCCATCCTCGCTGGACTGACGGGGGCTGCTGCTGGTGCAACTTTTGGTCCGCGTATCGGCACAGGTATCAAGGGTGCCTTCAAAGCCATCGCAAGTCGTGGAGGCAAGAAATGACCTTGGAACAGTGGCTCGACTCTTTGAACCAGCAAGAACAAGAAAAGGTCGCCTCGAAGCGTTTGGAAGAAGCGTTCGACATGCTTCCCATCGAAGAGGTCGTCAAGATCGCCAAGGGTGATCCAACATACACGGTACGACCCGACTCTTGGATGGATGGTCAGAAGGTTCAGATGCGGGCTATGCGTGCAGGAGACACAGGTATCGATTTCGTCTTGGCTCATCCTGATTTGATGAAACAACGACTGAAGAGGGGACTCATCGGTGGAGCCATCGGCGGAACTGGTGGGTACGCCGCTGGCCACCTCCTAGCGGGCGGCAAAGGCAGGCTGATAGGCACTACAATTGGTGGCGTTGGCGGACTTCTAACTGGGCTGATATCAGCGGAGAAGAAGCATCTCAAGGAGCGTGGGCTCGAGCAAAGATTGGGTGGTTTTGGGGCACCCAACATGACGGAAGAAGCTGCCAAGAAGTACCTCAAGGAAGACGAGCCTCGATCGAAGGTGGCCTTTGTAGAGAAGATCGCCCGCTTCTTGGCCCAAGAGCATGTCAAGACTGCTGCTGTTGAAGAAGAGGGTATGGAGTCCACTGGAGAGTTCACTTCTCCCGAAGCCAAGCAGAAGGCGGGCATCTTGGCGAAGGCCATGAAGACAACCAAGGGAGCTCCCCCTGCGGTTCGTAAGGGCGCCATGAAGGTGGTAGGCAAAGAGATCAACAAGGTCTCGGGAAATCGGTAGATGCCGAACGTCGTCTTCGAGAAGCTAGTGGTTCGATCCTTCTCCCTCGATTGGCTCGAGGTGAGTTGGCAGATCTCGTCCACTACTCTCGATCCATTTGACTTCAACTGGTACATCGAGCGCAGTGAATCTCCCATGGGACCTTGGGATCCCATGGGTGGCCCGTTCAGTGACCGCTACAGGTTCGTGGACAATCGGGTCAACCTGCTTCATCGCTGGCGAGACCTGTACTACCGACTCAGGAGCGAGCGCAAGGCGGACACCTCCGATGTTGTCTACTCCAGCGCTGTGTCCTTGCATGCTGAACCCGACCTCATCGCCTGCGAAATTCAGATGCAGGAGAGGACACTTCTACGGGAGTACACGGGTCGTCGGTGCTGGGTGTTCCCAGCTCGCACGTTTGGCCAGCACTGCCCTGCCTGCTTCGATGGTTCTGGCAAGGGCGCCACGATGCGCAAGATGAGATCTGGTTGTCTGACCTGCTACGACACGGGATGGGTGCGGGGATTCCTAGACCCCATCGAGCTTTGGATCCAGTTCGATCCCTCACCCAAATCTGTGCAGAACATGGGGACAGGAACGACACAGCAGTCGAACACCACTGCTAGGCTGGGTAACTTCCCACGGCTGAAGCCTGACGATATAATCGTGGAGGCAGAAAACCGTAGGTGGAGAGTAGTCCAAGCCAACGCAACGGAGAGACTCAGATCTGTCGTGAAGCAGGAGCCCCAGCTACATGAGATCGTAAAGGGAGACATCGAGTTCCAGCTCCCCATCGATGTGGAATCCCTGAGAGACCTGAACCCAAGCCCGGAGAGAAACTTCTCCAACCCCCAGAACCTCGAGTCATTCGAGGATGAAGCCTTCGCAAACTGGATCAAGTCCTATGGATACTGAGCAGAGAGTGGCCTTCTTCAACGAGCTCACCAAGATTGCTCAGGAGCAGGACAACAAGATCACCAAGGACAAGGTCAAGAGACTCGCTCAGTATGGGCTGGCAGGGGCTGCTGGTATGGGAGCCGGCTATGCTTCGGGCGAGCTCGTCGCCAAGCCTCTTCAGAGGAAGCTTTTGGAGATGGGATCTCCGAACGCAGCGAAGTTCTTGAGATATGCTGTTCCCACGACGGTAGGTCTTGGGGCAGCATTGGCTTTGGCAAGAAGCAAGGCCACTGGGCAACTGATAGACAAGATTCGAGGAGAGGGACAGCCCTCAACGTAGATGACTACATCCTACGCAGGCATTTTCTCCAGTCCGAACCCGCTCGTCACTTGGGCAGAGCAGCCTTTGTTGATGTTGCGGAAGACCGCCTTGGCCTTCCTTCAGGGTTTGTTCGAGATTGGAGACGTGGGCTGCTTCAAGTGGAGCGAAGACCAAGAAGCCACCGAGATCTACATCACGGATGAGGCTGTGATTCGTTCTGAGGTCGTTGGAAAGCGCCCCGCCATCTCCGTGGTACGCGGCACGGTGGCCTGGGGAAAGACCTCTTTAGACGAGCGGCAAACGTCTGACTCCATCACTGGAGAGAAGACCAAGACAGATCTCCTCAGTGGGACGCTGTCCTTCAACTGCTGCTCGAAGGTTGACTTGGAGAGCGAGTACCTCGCTTGGATCGTATCGAATAGCATCTGGCTTCTTCGGGACATCTTCCTGAAAGACACTCCTCTCCACGAGTTTGGCAGAGGGAATCAGATAGGGTCACCCAGTCCCGCTGGTGCCATCGTAGCCGGTGACACGGAAGGAGAATGGATCAACACTCCGGTGTCGGTCTCTTTCTACTTCCAGAACAGTGGCAAGGTTACTCCGCTGCTGACTAAGACTACTTTGATCAAATCTATTGAAGCTCGGCTCGGACTCAGAGGTTCCATCACGGGACCGACAGAACAGAACGAAGGCCCTTGGACGGGAGAAGACGTCCCCCCTCCCACCCCAGTGGGGGTGAACATTGGGCCAGCTAAGATTCGCGGACGGGTGATCCCGAACATCGCTTTTAGGCAGACACTGAACGTCAAGAAGGAGTCATAGATCATGGCCACAACGGAACTTCCGGAGCCCGGGGTAGAAGTCATCCAGCAATTTCGTACGGTGTCTCCGACCATCGTGACGCCGACGCTCATGCCCTGCGTTGTTGGCCCGTGTCACCAACTCGTCGAAGCCTTCGAGACGGACGCGACCAGCAACTCCACCGTCAACACCGATGCTCTGGCGTCAGTTCCTGCGATGATCGCATCGACCAATCCCGAGAGCTACTCGGGTCTGGACGGGCTCACGCTGAAGCTGAGTGTGAACGGCGGCATCACGCAGGAGTTCACGTTCGCAGACCCCACGGCCGTGGACCTCACCGCAGACCAGGTGAAGACGCAGATCTTGTCCGCGACGACGGCGCCTGTCGGTTTCACCGTGCTCACAGTGACGCGCGGAGCCAACGTCTACCTGTTGCTGAAGAGCCTGACCGCCGGATCCAGTCAGGAGATCAAAATCCTGGACGGTACGGCGAACTCGATCCTCGGGTTCAAGGACTTCTTCACCGGCTACGGCGTATCCAGCTACGAGCAGGACACCGTCTTCATCAATCAGTTGAACTTCCCCGATCCGCGCGGGAACATCGACGAGATCGATATCGACGAGACCAGTATCCGGGTGTTCCTCAACGCCGGTTCCACGCTGAGCGAAGTCAAGCGTGACGAGACCTTCTTGGTCAATGGGCGCAAGAGCTGGATCGACGGGACGATGTCGTTCCCGACCAGCGGTCTCACCACCAAGACGCTCATCCTCACGCTGGAGAAGGGTGGTACCGAGCAGACGATCACGTTCGACGGTGACTTCTTCGCCCTGTCGGGCACCTTGGTTGTGCCCGGCTCTGCCTACGCAGACCCCGGCACCGATGCCATCACCATTTCGAAAGAGGGTGATGCTCCCGTCACTGTGACCTTCGCCAATCCGGCAGATATCGACGCCGCCATCGTGGCTATCAACGCTGCATGGGACGCTGTCTACACTGGAGAGGATGTCTGCTACCGTGCTCTCGTCACAGGTGTGGCGGACGGCGCTGGTACCTACATCGCTTTCCAGGTTGGCGGGGCAGTCGCCACGGGCGAAGTGGTGAAGGTGATCGAGGGTACCACGGGCAACGCTTTCGCAGATCTCGGCTTCGTGTCGGCATCTGGTTCGATGAGCTCCTCTCTCGTCTGGACGATCAACAATGCCCTGAGTGCTCCTACGGCCTACCCGAACGCGGTGGCCTTCAGCTCCACGGTGCTCCGTCTGACGTCGTGGAACGGCTACGTTCTCATCGGCGCCGGCACTGCGAACGCGACCCTCGGCCTGACTTCTGCGGTGGTGCAGTACGCCCTACAGGGTGTGGACGATGGCGACGGTGACACCAAGTCCGCGATCATCCGCATTCAGAACGCGGACTTCACGCTAGATCCGACCTCGGCTCAGATGACCGGCACGGCGACCCTCGCTGCTTCGGTCTATCTGCACCGCAAGACCTTCGTGGTCCAGCTCGATGGTGGGACGAGACAGGAGATCGAATTCAACGGTGGCCCCATCGTTCCGACGAATGCCTACTCGGCTGTGGGGACGGATTCCCTCGGCCTCATCGTCAACGGCACACCGTTGGTGGTGACCTTCGCCACTCCCGCAGATATCACTGCGGCTATCCTCGCCATCAATACGGCGGCGGGTCAGACGATCTGCTACCGCTCCGACAACGCAGGGGCCGAGGCCCCTGCGGGTACCTACATCTCCTTCCAGGTTGGTGGCACCACCGATGCGGGGGGAGAGATCGTCATGGACTACTCGGCCACGACGGGTACGGCCTGGTCGAACATGGGATTCACCGGAGTGGTGGACATTCAGCAGACCAATACCCAGGCGGAAATCGCAGCAGCCATCAACGCTACGATGGGTACGGGCTTCTCCAGCATCGCCTCCAACAAGCTCCAGCTCGACTCGGCTGTGGATGGTGTCGAGTCCAAGATCGAGATCGGTTCCGGCACGGCGAACTCGGATCTTGGTTTCACTGCTGGTCAGGTCGAGTACGGTCGGGCTTTCAAACCGGTACCCGGTGACTACGTCTACGCAGACGGAGATCTCCTCGGCATTGCGGTGCAAATCACCCCTGGTGCGGTGGTCACGGATATCCGGTTGGATCGAAAGCTCACCTACTCCACCACGCTGAAGAAGAACTGGTACATCGTTGCCAAGAACATCCCCAGCACACTGCCGGCGAATCGTCCGACTCCGAACCTGGTGGTGGACCTGGCTGGTGACATCACAGTCAAGCATGATGTCATCCGGGACACGAAGGGCGATCCCATCAACAGTGCTTCCAATTCACTGTTGGTCACCTACAAGGCCCTTCGCCTCGACGTGACCTCGACTGCGGACACTCCTTCCATCCTGACCTTCGAGGATACGACGGAGCTCACGACGGCTCTGTCTCCCATCACGGCGGACAACCCTCTCGGCCTCGGGCTCTTCTTCG